CTACAACAATTAATTCAGCAGTCACTACTCTGGATGATCCTATTATCACTCTTGGTGGTGATGCTGCTCCTTCGACAGACGACAATAAGGATCGAGGAGTTGAATTCAGATATTACGACTCACAAGCAAGAATTGGATTCTTTGGTTACGACGATTCGGCCGCTGATCTTGGAGGTCATACAGGAGCATTCTCCTTCCTCTACAATGCCACAAATACCTCAGAAGTATTCTCTGGAACAGATGCAGGGATCATCGCTGGTAACTTAAAACTTACAACTGGCACAGCATCTTCATCTAATACTACTGGTGATTTAGTAGTCTCAGGTGGTGTTGGAATTGGTGGTGCAGTAAATCTTGGTAGTACCTTAAATGTAGATGCTGCAGCAACCTTTGAAGATGATCTTATATTAAATGCTGATGCTAAGAACTTTAAAATTCAATTAGATAATGGTACAGATAAGTTTACTGTTGCTTCTGCTACTGGTAATACTCTTATAAAAGGAACTTTAGATGTAGATGGAAATGTCGATCTTGATGCAAACTTAACTGTAGATGGTACTGCAGTTGATATTAATGCAACTCTTAATGTAGATGGATTAAGTCATTTTGAAAATACTGATGCACCATCCATTGCTTATAATAGTGGCACAGATCTTTATGAGATACAGAGTGGTGACTATGGTTCTATAAGAGCAGATGGTGGTGGATACTTTGCTAAGGATGTATTATTCAATGAAAATGTATGGTTAAACGGAGACTTCAACCAGAGAGATAGTAGTACTGAGAGTTGGGGTTTACGGAACTGGATGCAGGTCAGGTATAAGTTACGTGCTGGTTCTACTGTTCAATATAACCCAACATATGCTACACATGACACTTCTAACTTAAGAGTGTATGGTGGTGCTGGTGTTGGTCAAAATTTACATATTGGTGCTACAGGATCTGGTGAAGGTCTATTTGTAGGTAAGAAGAACTCTGGAGATACAGTTAAGTTTAGTGTTCTAGGTGCTTCTGGTAATACAACTATTGTTGGAACATTAACAGTTAATGATGCTGTTGATCTTGATACTACTTTAAATGTAGATGGTACAGCAACTATCCAAGATGATCTTATTGTCAAGTCTGACAACAAGATGTTTAAGGTTCAGACTGCTGCTGGTGTAGATAAGTTTACTGTAGATACTGATAATGGTAACACTGAAACTCAGGGTACTTTAGATTCTCAAGGTGCATTCCGTGCACATAGTACATCTAGATTTGATGATAACATTGTATTCCAAGGTGCTTCTAAGACTCTTGTACTTAACAATGGTTCAGGAACTACTAAGACTACACTTCATACAACTACAGGTAATGCAGAATTTGGTGGAGATGTAGATATTACAGGTAGTTTAGATCTAACAAGTGATCTGAATATTAATACCAATAAGTTCCAAGTTACTGCATCAAGTGGTAATACAACAACAGCAGGAACATTTAATGCTGATGGTGCTGCAACATTCCAAGATAATGTCACAATAAATGCAGACAATAAATTGTTTGCTATACAAAATAATTCAGCAGCAACTAAGTTTAGTGTTGATACTGACAATGGAAATACAGATATTCAAGGTACTCTTAATGTAGAGGGTGCAATGACATTTGATGACACAGTAAGTATTACTGGTGTCACTAGTGTTACAGATGCTACCGAACAAACAGTCACAGGATCATACGCTGCTGATGGTTCTGTAAGAGTTACTGGTGGTATTGGATTAGCGAAGAATTTGGCAGTTGGTGGTGCAGCTAGAGTTTATGGTGCAACTGAATTATCAGGTGCATTAGATCTTAATAATAGTGCTGATGTTTCAGGTAATTTTGTAATCAGTAATACAGATGATGCATCATCTCTTGCAGATTCTTCAGTTGCTCTTCAAGTTGCTGGTGGTGCAACTATTGATAAGAATACATACGTTGGTGGAAATTTCGTAGTTTATGATGCTGGTAATACTCGTGCTGCATTTACGGTAACTAATGCTACAGGTGATGCTGCAACTCATAATGATCTGACGGTTGGAGGCAACTTAATAGTAAATGGAACAACAACTACCGTTAATTCTACAGTCACAACTGTCGATGACCCTATCATTACTCTTGGTGGCGACACAGCACCAGGATCTAACGATGGTAAGGATAAGGGTGTGGAGTTTCGTTACTACGACGGCTCTGCTAAACTTGGCTTCTTCGGATATGACAGAGGAACCTCCAAGTTCGTATTCTTAACAGACACAACTAATACTTCTGAAGTAATAACAGGAACTGATGCTGATGTAGTAGCAGGATCACTTAATCTTACTGGATCTGGTACTGGACTTGATGTAGACAATAATGCAAATATTGATGGTACTTTAACAGTAGATGGTCAAATAACTTCTAATCTTGCTACAGGAACTGCTCCTTTTTCTGTTGCTTCTACAACTAAAGTTACAAACCTTAATGCTGATTTACTAGATGGTAAGACAACTGATGAATCAAACACTGCAAGTACAGTTGTTGTTCGTGATGCATCTGGTAACTTTGCTGCTGGAACAATTACTGCTGCATTAACAGGTAATGCTTCAACCGCAACAACTCTTGCGACTGCAAGAACAATTACAGTTGATGGTGTTGTTGATGGTAACGTTTCATTTAATGGTGGTTCTGATGTAACAATTACAACAACTTATGCAGATGCTGATATCACTGCTCTAGCAGCTATGGCTGGCACTGGATTTGTTGTAAGAACTGCTGCTAACACTTATGCTCAGAGAACTATTTCTGCTACAGCATCATCTGGTGTAACAATTACTAATGGTGATGGTGTTGCTGGAAACATGACAATTAATGTTGCGTCAGCAACAGCTAATACTGGTGATGCTTTAGTTCTACGTGATGGATCTGGTAACTTTGCTGCTGGTACTATTACTGCTACCTTGACTGGTAATGTAACTGGTGATCTAACTGGTACTGCTGATCTGGCAACTAGTGTAACAGCAACCGCTAATAATAGTTCAGATGAGACAACTTATCTTACATTCCTTGATGGTCCTACAGGAACACAGGGAATTGAAACTGATACAGGACTTACATATAATCCAAGCACAGGAGTTTTAACTACTACATCTGTAACTGGAAATCTTACTGGTGATGTTACAGGTAATCTTGTTGGAGCTACATCAACTGCTAAGAACTTAAATCCTGCTCAGGATAGTACATACGATCTTGGTGCAACTGGAACAAGATGGGCAAACGTTTTTGCTGATGCTGCAAATATTACAGCAATTACTGGTGATGTAACTGGTGATCTAACTGGTGCTGTTACTGGTGATGTTACAGGTAATTTGGTTGGAACTACATCAACTGCTAAGAATCTTAACCCTGCTGCTGATAGTTCATATAACTTAGGTTCAAGTACAGTACGTTGGACAAATGTTTACGCAGATAACTTAAGTGCTTCTGCTAACGCTACTATCGCTGGTAACTGCGATATTACAACTAATGCTACAGTTGGTGGTACATTGGGAGTTACTGGTGTTCTAACAGCAAGTGGTGGTGTCTCAGGTAATGTAACTGGTAATGTAACTGGTAATGCTGACACTGCTACATTAGCAACGACGTTTACAACAACTGCTAATGACACTACTGCTGAGACAGTTTATCCTGTCTTTGTTGATGGTCAGACAGGTGCTCAGGGTGCTGAGACTGATGTTGGACTCACATACAATCCAAGTACAGGTGTTCTAACTACTACTGCTGTTGCTGCTAATTTAACTGGTACAGTAACTGGTACTGCTACTCAAGCAGCAAATCTAAGCAACCATGATACTGCTGATCTTGCTGAGGGAACTAATCTTTACTATACAGAAGCAAGAGTACAGGCAAAACTTGATAATGCTTATGAGCAACTTAGAGCAATGCTTAATAACCTTGCTACTTCAACTACATTAACAATAAATCTATCTGGAGATCCTACTCCTGGTGACGTTGTAACATTTGGAGCTATTGCAGATGGTGGTACTGGATATACAACAGCAACTGGAGTTGCAACATCTTCTAGTGGATCTGGTACTGGATTGACAGTAGATATCACTGCTGTTTCTGGTATTATTACTGCAGTTGCAGTTAATAATGATGGTAGTGGATATGCTGCTGCTGAGACAATTACAATTACTAATGCTAACGCAAGTGGTGTTAAGACTCTTGGAACTATATCTGCTGGTGGTACTGGATACTCTACTGCAACTGGAGTTGCCACATCTTCTGGTGGATCTGGTACTGGATTGACAGTAGATATTACAGCAGATGGATCTGGTGTAGTAACTGCTGTAACTATTAATGATGATGGATCTGGTTATGCTGCATCCGAAGTCATCACTATTTCTGGTGGTGGTGGAAATGCTACTATTCCAGTTTCTGCTATTCATGGTAATGGTGCATCAATTCCTGTTGCAACCGTTAAGACTATGACAGTTGGTCAAACCTTAACAGGTGCAACCTCTGGTACAACTGGTGTTATTACTGCTTTAGGTTCTACATCAGTAACCGTAGATAATGTTGATGGATTCTTCAAGAAGACTGAAGTCGTATCCTCTGGTAATGTTACTACCCTAACTGCTTCCTCATTCGCTTAATAAAAAATGTCTGCTACAAGACCCGCAACTAAAACAGAATTAAAAGATTATGCTTTACGTAGGTTAGGATATCCTACGATAGACATTAATGTTGCAACAGAGCAACTAGATGATCTAGTAGAAGAAGCAATCGATTACTATCAAGAGTATCACTACAATGGAAGCTATAAAGCATTTCTTAGAATTGAGGTTACTCAAGCCATTAAAGATGCTGCACAAACCTATGCTCAGGAAGGTTCTTCTGCTTGGTATGGTATTAAAAATTATGTTGACACTGCTCCTGGTACGTTGGGGATTAATCACGTATATACGAGCATTGGTGCATCCAGTATAGTTCCAGGTAATATTTTTAATATTAAATATCAGATCTTTTTGAATGATATCTATGCTATGACGCATGGACATATCTTACATTATTTCCTCACTTCACAATATCTTGAGACCTTAGATTGGGTGACTAATTCTCAGGCAAATCGTAGAGTTAAATGGAATGAACATCAAGGTAGATTGTATCTTGATATGGATTGGGGTGAATTAAATGTTGGTGACTACATATTAGTAGATTGTAATATGCGTCAAGATCCAGAAACCTTTACTGCCATGTATAATGACAATTGGTTAAAGGATTATGTTGAGGCACTATTCCAACAACAATGGGGTAGGAATCTTAGTAAGTATGATGGTATTCAAATGTTAGGTGGAGTGACTCTTAATGGACGTAAGATTTTAGATGATGCTTCTCAATTTAAGAAGGATCTTGAAGAAACTCTTCGTGTGACTTATGAATTACCACCTATGGATTTGGTAGGATAATATGGCAATATCTAATACACCAGCACAAGATTACGTTCAGTCTGATTACTCAAATGCTGGACGTTTAAAAGCAAATGGTTCTTCACAAGAACAAAAATTTATTGAAAACCTAGTAGTAGAAAGCATTGAAATTTATGGGCAAGACATATATTATGTACCGAGAACTATCGTCAATCGTGACGACGTTTTCGCAGAAGATTCGGACGGCAAGTTTGAAACTGCAAAACCAATCAGAGCCTACGTTAATAACGTCGATGGATGGGAAGGCCAAGGTGAGTTACTTAGCAAATTTGGAGTACGCATCGAAGATAAAACAACGTTTATCTTCTCCCGTGAAAAGTTTAAAGAAAAAGTTGACGACTCTGTTGTCCTTAATGTCGAAGGAAGACCAAACGAAGGGGATTTAATTTGGTTCCCTGTAACAAAACATTTATTTGAAATTCAATTTGTAGAAGTAGAACGTCCTTTCTATCAATTAGGTAAAGGTTACGTTTGGGAATGTCAGTGTGAACTCTTCGAGTACAGCGATGAGGAGATTAATACTGGTATCACTGAATTGGATGCTATAGAGAATGCATTTGCCAATGCCATCACAGTTAACTTTGCTGTTGGTGGTACTGGTGACTTCACTGTTGGTGAGATAGTTGCTGGTGGTACATCTAATGTAACTGCTGAAGTTAAGGCATGGGATTCTACTAATAGACAACTTCAAGTCTTTAATAGATCTGGTATCTTCACTGTTCCTGAAACTGTTACTGGACAATCATCTAGTGCTGCTTGGACAAGCTCTTCTTACAATACACTAAATAATGTCAATACTGCTAAGAGCGTCGATCAAAATTATGATTTTGAAACTCTTGATAATGATATTATAGACTTTACTGAATCAAATCCATTCGGTACTGTTGGATCAACTACTGACACTACAATCTGATGCTAGGAACCTATTCATACCACGAGATATTTCGTAAGACTATCGTTGCTTTCGGTACTTTATTCAATAATATTGAATTAAAAAGATCTGATGAAGTAATGAAAGTACCTCTTGCTTATGGTCCTAAGCAGAAATTTTTAGCACGTTTAGATCAAGTTCCCGATCCTACTAATAAGAGAGTACAGATAACTCTTCCTAGAATCTCTTTCGAGATCAATGGGATTAATTATGATGCTACAAGAAAGGTATCTCCTACTCAAAAAATTAAAATTGCATCTACGAGCAGTGCAAATAAGAATGTCTTTATGCCTGTTCCTTATAATTTATCTTTTGAATTAGGAATTATCGCTAAGAATCAAGAAGATGGTTTGCAAATATTAGAACAGATTCTTCCATTCTTTCAACCCCATTATAATCTATCAGTTAAATTACTTACCTCAATGAATGAGATTAAGGATGTACCTGTAGTATTAACTAATGTGGAATATGAAGATGATTATGAGGGTGACTTTACTTCTCGTCGAGCAATTATATACACTCTTCAATTCACAGCAAAGACATATCTATACGGACCTGTTACAGATAGCAAGATCGTTAAGAAGGCTATTACAGATTACTATACAGATACAAATACAACAACAGCACCAAGGCAAGTACGTTATACTGCTACACCAACATCATTGGTAGACAGAGATGGAGTTGTTGTTACAACGTTATCTTCTGCTACAGATAATAACGATAATATTATTACGGTAGCAGATGCTTCTAGTATTGCTAAGTTTGATAATATCTACATTGATAGTGAACTTCTTAGAGTTAGTAAGAAAGATGGAAATGCTCTTACAGTTGTTAGAGGATTTGAAGATAGTACAGCAGCAGCACATTCTAATGGTGCAAGTGTCTATAAGGTAGATACTGCTGATGCTGCACTTCTAGATACTGATGATGACTTTGGATTCGGAGAACTATATTCTGAGTTCACTGATATTAAGAAACGTAACCCTGTAAGTGGTGCTGATGAGGCAATTTAATTATGGCAGAAAATTACGATGGTCTGAATAAAGTCTTTGGTGATGAACCATCAGACTTACAGAAACATGTAGAAGAAACAAAGTCTATAATCAAAAAGAGTGAAACTCCTGATGTTCAGCAAGACTACGAAATTAGTCGTGCTCAACTACATAATTTGGTAATGAAAGGACAGGAGGCAGTAGATGGTATACTTGATGTGGCACGAGCGTCAGATCATCCTCGTGCTTATGAAGTTGCTGGCCAGCTCATCAAATCAGTGGGAGATGTAGCAGATAAATTAATTGATCTTCAAGGTAAGATGAAGGAGTTGGATAAGGAAGAGAGGAAAGGTCCAACTAACGTTACTAATGCTATGTTTGTAGGTAGTACAGCAGATCTTCAAAAGATGTTGAAGAACATAAATAGTAAAGAATCTACATAGACACGACAATGACAGTTCTTAATGTATTAAGTACTAACTCGATAGCAGCAGGTCAATCTGAGTATCAAGTAGTACAAACAGGATATTATAGAGTTGGTTCTACAGCAGGTGCTGCTACTGTTTCTTTTAATGGTGGTGCTGCAATAACTCTAGTTCAAAACGAATTTATTCTTGTTAAAGGTTGTAAGCCAGGTACAGCACAAATTATAAAAGCAATAGATGATGCTACTGCAGATTATTATGTTGGACAACATCTCCAAGATACATCTAGTAATCATCCATTCTCAGTAGGAGATTACATTGCTGTTGTAACTAATGGTACATCTCCAGCAATTGATAGTAACTTCTTATCTGCAGGAACTGCTGGTAAAAAGATTACTGCAACTACTTTCAATAACGGACTTACTACAGATATAGACTCATCTTCTGCGAGTGCAGATTATACTTGGTCTTCTGGTAACAAAGCGTTGGTTCAACGTTGCGTTAAAATTTCTGCAGTAACAAGTGCAGTTATAGTAGAAGAAGTACAGGTAGTTGGAGGCTAAGATGCCAGCTGTTAACCAAGAGGCAGAGCGTATAGTTAAAGGGATGAAACGTAAGAGTGCTCATCGCTTTAAAAGACTTTATGGAAATCGTGATAAAGAAGTAATGTACGCTACTGCCAATAAGTTAGCACAGAAAGAACAACTCAAAGTTCTCTACTATAAAGACTTCATATCTATTATAGAGGGTAAAAAACGTATAAATAAATGTACTTAAACACATAACTTACGTGTGGTATTTTTCGTAGGGCTGTTTAAGAGAAGCTTTTTACAATCGAATGGATAAGATTCAGAAGGAACTCGAAGAGGTTCGGGATAAACTGGCCGATATAGAAAGGACTCAAGAATGGATGAAGAAGGCACAACAACTTGAGCGTGAAGCAGATGAAAAGAAAGGTTTAAGACCATTACATTTTAAGTATGAAATGATGTAATGCTCATAGACATTCTTTGAACTATATGCTATTATCATAGATAGTTGTAGTTTGCTCTGTCTATAATGGCATATAAAATCGTATTCAAATCAGCTTCAGGTATCGAAGAACCCTTTGAATGTGAAGCGGATCAATATATTTTAGACGCTGCTGAAGAAGCAGGTATTGACCATCCATACTCATGCCGTGCAGGTGCATGTTCTACATGTGCTGGTAAGGTAATGGAAGGTACTGTTAACCAGGAAGATCAAAGTTTCCTTGATGATGATCAACTTGAAGAAGGATTTGTTTTAACTTGTGTTGCTACACCTACTTCTGATTGTGTTATTCTAAAGGAGCAAGAAGAACACCTTTATTAATTTTCATGACTGAAGAGATGATTAAAAGCATCTCCTATACTAAAGAGGAGGTGGATAGCATGATTGCTGCTGCTGTTGCAGAGGCACATGAAGCAGATAGAATCATAATGGCAAAGCATAATCGAGATGCTACTATCATTAGTATGATCCTTGGTTTTATTTGTCTTGCATTATTTGTTGATGGTCTTCTTCGTATTCTCGGTATAATCCCACCTTTTATGGATTTGGATGTTAACGTTATTGATGATGTTATAGATAAGGTTGAAGAGGATATGATGCCATTTATTATTGATACTGCTCAAAAAGCGAAAGGTTACATTCCAAGAATATGAGATTAACACAAGATGTGATTGACAAGATTCAATTGGCCATGGTTCATACTAAGAAGGATGGTACAGTCAATTGGAAAGATGGTGACGAGATAGATGTCTGTCTCGCTGGTACATTTGCTGGTGATAAATTTATTACTATCATCAACAGAACACGTAGTAATACAACAAAACAATGAGTGATTTTTCAGCACAGATAAAAGCAGGGACTAAAAAGTCTCATTCAGCAGCAGAGAATACTAAGTTCGTTGCTCAGTTTCTCAAAGGTGTATTAGATCCAGAAGAGTATCGTAAGTTGATTACTAATTTCTATTATGTCTATGACACAATGGAACAAAGGATCCAAGAATCTAAAGATCCTTTAGTAGAAGTAATTAAACAATGGAATGTTGATTTATTTCGTACTGCTTCTTTAGAAAGAGATCTTAGATATTATTATGGTCCTATGTGGAGGGAGAAGCAAGTACCTTCTGAAGCATGTAATCAATATTGTTATAGGATTAATGAGGTAGCAGAACAAGATCCTTATTTATTGATAGCACACCATTACACCAGATATATTGGTGATCTATCTGGTGGTCAGATTCTTAAAGGTATAGCACAAAATGCATTACAACCACCTATAGGTGAGGGATTGCATTTTTATGACTTCCCTAGAATTGAAGATGCTAAATTATGGAAGACAAATTATCGTGCAACATTAGATGGATTGGGATTTAACCAATCTCAAATTAATGCTTTAATTGCGGAAGCAAATTATGCCTTCCGTCTTAACATGTATATGTTTGAGGAGATACAAGGTGAAGCC